GTATACAACCTATCAATTGGCAGTACTGTTATCGTGTGGATCAATGGTTGATCCAGGATCTTCAGTATGCATGGGAATTAAAGATAGGTAAGGTTCATCCCTATCAGACTGAGAAAGAATACTTAGACAGTTTTAAGTAAGGATCTCATAACAAACCACCACTTTCAAAGAATACCACTATAATAGATAATGTAGTTGAGTAAACTAATATGAAATTTATTTTTACATTAATTGCCACGTTATTTTTTGCATTTCCTGCATGGGCAATAGATGTCTCAATGGGTGCTGGTGGTAACTTAGCATTTGAACCTAATGAGATCACAATCTCTGCAGGTGACACAGTTCATTTTATTAACGAAGCACTACCTCCTCATAATATTATTGTTGAGGCACGTCCAGATCTTTCCAGAGAAGCATTATTGTTTGCTCCTGGAGAAACACAGGATGTTGTATTTACTGATGTAGGAGACTATAACTTCTTCTGTGGTCCTCATCAAGGTGCAGGTATGACTGGTGTTGTTCATGTTGAATAAAATTTAAATGACTTTATCACACGTATTACTTTGGATATCAATCCCCTTTGTAATCACTACAGTACTGTTTGGATTTTACAAAGGGGAGAATGTTTATTATGAATCAGATAAGTACGACGGGAATGGAACCGCACATTAAGTCTCGTTATGAATTTGCCATGAGTTCATTCGCAAGAATGTATGGAGTCAAGGGAGTACTAAATTCACCAACTATACCAACCTTCTGTATAGAGTGGGCTCACACAAGTAAGGATATTCCTGAAGGTAGTTTAACAACAGTTGATTTCTATTTTAGAGACTTATGGACGATGGTCAATTAATTATCATCAGTTTTTACACTTTCATTGGATTATTTTTATTTGTACTTTCTTTAATTTCAGAATAATGAAACACTATTATATTGCGGCAATGTTAATACTAACTTCAATAACATCATTTGTTTTATGGGGTATCAGTAACGCGTATTCATCATCATGAGTGGTCTTTTTGTATTATTATTTGTCATACTACTGGTTAGTGGTATGGAGTTAACATGGTCAGTTAAACAAGGAAAGAGATGATGTTACAGTTTGCTAGGTTTTGTGGGACTGTATTAAACAATCCATACGGATTAGGATTTCTATCAACTATTCTAGTTTTTGTTCCTATCCTAGGAATGTGGGTAGTTCATAAATATCATTGGGAACACTGGGAACCTTTCACGAGGAAGCATAAATGAATCCAGTTATTTTAATTGGTTGTTTTACACCACTAGTTCTAATATTTGTGATAATTAAACTTTCAGTATGGGTATCTGCAGTTAATTCTGAAAACACATATGTTAGAAAAGAACCTCTACGAAAACGAGGACCATTCGTGGCAGATGCATATGCAGACGTTGACGAAGATGAAGAGGAGTATGGAGATCGCACAGACTATAGATAATGCGCTCTATCAATACTATGTGGTAGAACAAGGAAAACCTGTCCCAAATTGGAGGTATATAAAAGATGCCGATTGGTGGTGTGAATATCTTAAAAATCTAGGATTAGATCCAAGAAATCGATGAACGAAGAAGAGTATTATGATGAAGATTGTGATTACACAATAAGTGTAAGAATAGAAGATATAAAACTCATGCACCACTGTGTGAAAGAAACCATTAAGTATTGGCCAGGAGCTCCTGCCAGGCCTTATGAAGAACAAGAACAGTTATGGGCGCTAAGAGATAACTTATTTAAAATAATACTTGAAGATCAATTTGAGAATTCATGAACTTATTACTACATCCACATACTAATGTAAACGATCCTGTGTGGTCAGTGATCTTTATGGTCTTTCTTTCTGTCTGTATGGCTGGTTATACTATCTACTATATATTAGGTGTTGATAAAAGAGAATCCCATGGGACAAATGACACCGCCAAGTAGAAAGAGTTGTTACAATTTTAGAGTAGTGGAGGTAAATCGTGTCCTTGATGGAGATACGCTGGATATAACTATCGACCTCGGGTTTGATTTATACAAGAAAGAAAGAGTTAGAGTTGCAGGAGTTGATACGCCAGAGAAAAGGACGAAGAACTTAGAGGAGAAAGCACTTGGAATCGACGCAACCAACTGGCTCAAAGAAAAGTTGGAGAGCACTATCGCTGGTGATGATGAGTTGTCTGTTAGGACTGAACTTGTTGGTGGCGTCGGCAAATATGGTCGTCTTCTTGGTTGGTTATACATTGGGGACGAGTCAGTGTCACTCAATGAACAAATGATTGCCGAAGGACTAGCGTGGGCATACGATGGTGGTACTAAACAAAAAGATTTTGAAACATTGAGAGAAATTCGTAGGGCACATGGAACACTTATTTGATTTTCAGTTATCGATGGAAGATTTTACAATCATCCAAAATGCATTACACTATTATAAACATGTCGAAAAGAGAGAACACTTCAAACAATATGATGTAGAACGTGTCAATAAACTAAGAGATAAGTTATCTTATCAACTTATCCCATCCACAAATAGTAATAGGGGAGAATAGTGATTGGTTTTTATCTAACTGTAGTAATCGTTATTTTGATGGTTTCATATGCTGGTGTTGAAAACACTAGAAATCTATTCATCTACATCAATTTACAATTGAGATATTTTCCAATAAAGATCAAAATGGAGATGATGAAAAGAAAGTTGAAAAGACAATTAGATATAGATAGAAAAGAACTTATGAAAAGGATAACAGAAGATGCAAAAACTAATTAATGTTTTGGCACTATTGTCGTTTACAGGAACTGCATCTATTGTAGGTGGTGGTACATATGTTTATCTCAATAAGGATTCTATTATTGAAAATGTAAAGGGACAGGTTACGAGTGCTGCAGCCGAAGCAATTGCTGGAGCACTTCCTGGTATGTTGGATTCTGCAATGCCAGAACTTCCTGGTACTACTGGTGACGCAATTCCGTCACTTCCCTCCACTACTGGTCCAGTACTTCCATTCTAATAGTTGATGGAGATTAATGAAATAAAAGTAAGAAGTTTAGATATACCTGATGTACCAGAGTATCTATTATCTCCAACATTATCTGTACCAAATGTTCCTCCGGTAACGACAATAATAGGAACACCTATTATTAACATACCTGGATGTGTAGAAACTTATGAATCAGATAATAAAAACTTGATAGAAGACGATCCTAACGGAGTACTCACTCTTTGTGATTCTAGCTTTCCTAGTTTTAATCCTATTCAGTTTGAACCTAATCAAGTAGTACCAACTAGACCTTCAAGTGTTCCAAAAATACCTGAAGCCAAAGGTAATACTTCATTACCGATAACCCCAAATCAAATTTCTGTCCCACAAATAGAAATTGAATGTCCTACACAATCTCAAAGATCAAGAGAACCTGTAGGAACTTATGTTGAGGGTTATAGAAAAAAAATTATTGAATATAAATTAATAGGTAATGAGTGTTTACAAATTACGGAAGAAGTTGGTATAACTGAGCAAATTGTTGCTGGTCTTCCTAGTAGTGGTCAAGTAATGTCTGTAGCAGGAATTGCAGTTGCTGCTACAACAGCAGCATTAGTTGCTAAACCTCTTTCTGAAATATTACTTAAGTTAATTAAACCTACTATCAAGAAAATAATGAAAAAAATTTCAACTATTAGAGGAGTACCACCTAAAATTCTATCTGTACAAGAACGTAGAAATATTCAACGTGAAAGAAATCAAATTATCCAACAATTAACATCTATTAAAAAAATAAAATAATATTATGACACTTGAATTTTTTGAAGAACATCATAATGCTTTATTAATTTGTTATTGCTCCACCAAGATCTTCTGCATTATTTGATGTTGGAATAGAATGTCTATGTGGTGGTATAACTCCTCCTGGATTAGTAACAATAACATCAGAACATATTTTTGCGTATTGACTTTTAGGATGAAAGTAAATACCTGCTTTCATTAACTCGCCACAATTTTTAAGACGAGCTATCTCGAAGTCTAATCTCTTATTTGCAGACTGTTGTTGCATTAATGCTATATTAGCTGCAGCAGCTTCTTTACATTGATCTTGTAACTTACTATCTAAAGGTTTAGACCACGTGGCTGAGAACCCCATAGAGATATTGTAGTTATCTTTTTGACCCGTTCTAACCGGAACAGTGTATAAGATGTCTCCTGGGTTATCTAGAGACCCGTCACCGTCTAAATCTCTAAGGTCATATATTGGATCATCATAATATGCTTCATATGGTTTTGATGCTGAAGCACTACCAGTAACAAAAGGTGTAAAATTTAAAGTAGGTCCTTGACATTGAATACCTGAACCATAGGTATTTGTAATATATGGACCTTGAAGAACTTGTATTGCTTGATTAGTAACACTACCAGAAGAATTTGCAACAGGTGAAGCAGTAGCTGAAACCCCACCAACGCTTTCTGCTAGTGCTACCGTTGGAGATAAGATACTAGTAGATACTAAACTGATTATTGCGTAAAAATTGAGGTTGTGTCGGTTGCGCTTTCTATTTCTGTCGTTCTTTGAATAATTGTTTGATTGCTTAAACCAGGACCTTGATATGATTCCGTAAACTGAAAAGCAGCTCCTGGTGTTGTCTGAGAGAATGCTGGTTTTGTTTCTACCCCTGTCCATGATGAGGTCACTCCGTTAATAGTTACATTGTTTTTTCCGGTTCCTGGGGAAAGGTTACCTGAAGCAGTAATACCACTACCGGTTATGGTATATTGATAACCTGTATTATAATCTACTGAGTTAATTGTTTCCTGAACAACACTTCTAGTTTCAGTACGAGATGTCATACTACCTTGACTGAAGTTAGGTACGACTGGTACTGCATATGCAGATTGAGTCGTACCACTAATAATGCTAAGAAACAATCCGATAAAGATTGTATTTTTCATAATTATCAGTCAACAGTAATTTCAGAAACAAATTGTCCAGTGGCACTTGTACCAGCACCACCAGCAGTAAGAGTTATTGCTCCAGCTGAAGTAATAGTACCGGCCAAAGTACCAGCAACACCACCAGCTGTGGTCGTTGTGTTTCCAAGAATGGGAAGAGTTGGAGTAACACCAGCCGTAACTGTTGTTGCCGAAGGAATTGAATCTCCTTCAAGGAATGACTCTGTGAAGGTGAATTGTGCACCTGGTGTAGAGATACTATAGTCTGCTGGTGTATATCCCACTCCAGAACCTGAAGTAAGGGTATCAAGACCACCAGCTGTATCCAGAGTAATGTTAGTGCCGGATACAGAATATTCTGAACCAATTCTTTTTACCTGAGAAGCTGCAGATTCTACTTGGAGTTGAATCGAAGAAGATATTTTAGAAGTAAGATCGGCATTAGCTGGTGCCGCCATCAAGAGCATGCCGAAGATAAGAAATCCTTTTTTCATTACCTTGGAGATATTGTATGAGTATTTAGAAACGTAAGTATTATACAAAAAAAAATATAGATTAAATATTTATTATAGTATCACTACAAACATAAAATGGATACAAAGAAATGTCCTCGTTGTCAAGCTACATGGATAGAAGGAGTTCACTACTGGGCAACAGGAAAAAAAGGAGATCCAGAAACACTCTCAAATTTAGTTTGTGGAATGGTAGAAGATCCTAAATGTATTAACCCTTCTCATATTAAAGGTCATGTCTATGGTGATAAAGATACTTGGGAGAAAAGAAGATCGTTTATAGATAGACAGGTTAAACCGAATATTTAATTATGCCACGTGGTAATTTAACTCGATATGAAATGCTGTCAAAGGTGTATAAGTTAAAAGATGAACTTAAGGATAAGAAAGTATTATCAGAACAAAAATACCTTGCTGATGAATATCTCAACAAGGTATTAAATTATATAGGAGAATTTACGTATTAGATATAACTTATCTATCAACCAGGACAAGCCTAGTCTATAGGGAAACAACCAGTTCGTCAAGTGGTTCCAGAAAAGGGGTTGACGGATGGGGTCAGATGGGTTATTATAAATAAGTCGAGAGGTTACGGAACAAACACATTTCTTAACCATTTGTAACACCCCCTCAACCAAGACCTATAGGGTGTATAAAAACGTCTTTCATATCTCTATCTGAGGGTGATAGAGAAATAGTAACTCCACCATTCCCTGATGGTCTTACTTTTTCGTACAAAACAATGGCTACAACTCTTTCAAGGCAACAATCAACCCCATGGCAGAATTTCTGTGAGTGGGTAACATCAACCAACAATCGTTTGTATGTTGGTTGGTTCGGTGTACTGATGATTCCAACTCTGTTGGCAGCAACTGTCTGCTTCATTGTTGCATTCATTGCAGCACCACCCGTCGATATTGACGGTATTCGTGAACCCGTAGCAGGTTCACTCATGTATGGCAACAACATCATTTCTGGTGCAGTTGTCCCAAGTTCAAATGCAATCGGTCTCCACTTCTACCCAATCTGGGAAGCAGCATCACTTGATGAATGGCTTTACAATGGTGGCCCTTTCCAACTAGTAGTCTTCCACTTCCTTATCGGTATCTATGCATATATGGGACGTGAGTGGGAACTTTCTTACCGTCTAGGTATGCGCCCCTGGATCTGTGTAGCATACTCTGCACCAGTTGCAGCAGCATCCGCAGTCTTCCTCGTCTACCCATTCGGGCAAGGTTCATTCTCAGACGCGATGCCCTTGGGTATCTCTGGTACTTTCAACTACATGTTGGTCTTCCAAGCAGAACATAACATCCTGATGCACCCCTTCCACATGCTGGGAGTCGCAGGTGTCTTCGGTGGTTCACTGTTCTCAGCGATGCATGGTTCACTTGTTACATCTTCACTCGTAAGAGAAACAACTGAAACCGAGTCCCAGAACTATGGTTACAAGTTTGGTCAAGAAGAAGAGACCTATAACATCGTTGCAGCCCATGGTTACTTCGGTCGTTTGATCTTCCAATATGCATCATTCAACAACTCTAGAAGTCTTCACTTCTTCCTGGCTGCATGGCCAGTAGTTGGAATCTGGTTCACTGCACTTGGTGTTTCTACCATGGCTTTCAACCTCAATGGTTTCAATTTCAATCAGTCCGTCATTGACGGTCAAGGTCGTGTGCTCAATACTTGGGCAGACGTGTTGAACCGTGCAGGACTGGGCATGGAGGTAATGCACGAGAGAAATGCGCATAATTTCCCGCTTGATCTTGCAGCAGCAGAAAGTACTCCTGTAGCACTTACTGCTCCTACTGTTGGTTGATAAGCGTCTGAAAAACTGAATAACAAGAAAGAGACCTTCGCGGGTCTCTTTTTTTTGTGCATAGATATATTTCACGGTTGAACTCCTACCTCCATGATAACCACTAATACTCCAGACAAGTTAGCTCAAATTATTAGAGATACTTGGCCACAGTTGTATCGACCACACAAGAAGAATGGGAAAGAAAAAAAATAAAGGAAAATCTATATGGAGAATCTGGGCAAAGGCACTTGGAGAAAAAGGATCTAAATGTGACAGAGAATCAGACATCATTGCTATGGTTAGGAGTTTTATATTCCTCACATATCTCATTACTAATGTGGCTATTGTTTCAAATGCAGTAAGACACTGGAACAATAATGGAAATAATGATATAATACATAGTGAAGTTCTTCAAAAACAATCTTGAAAATATTTTTAGATACTGCAGACCTTGACATGATCACTCCTGCGTATGAGACTGGTCTCATTGATGGTGTCACAACAAACCCCACACTCATTCTAAGAAGTGGTAGAACCCTTCAAGAGGTTGCACAGGAACTCTCCGGTCTCTTGGCACTAGAAAGTATCTCCACAGAGGTTGTAGCGGATACTGAGGGGGAGATGTTGAACCAGGCACAAGAGTTTATTACTATCTCATCAGCAATTACAATCAAAGTTCCTTGTACTGTTGAAGGATTGAAGGCGTGTAGATCACTCTTTAGAACTGGTGTTAAGACTAACGTAACTCTTGTCTTCTCAGTTGCACAAGCAATCTTGGCTGCTAAGGCTGGAGCAACTTATATTTCTCCATTCATTGGTAGATGGGAAGATAACTCTGTTGATGGATTGGAATTGATTCAGAAGATTAGAAAGGTCTATAATCAACTCAATGCAACAGGTCTTAAGACACCTCAAATTTTAGGAGCATCAATTCGTGATGTGAGACAGGTAGAGAAATGTGCAGAGTATGGTGCAGACGTTGTTACCATTCCTCCTATCGTATTTTGGAAGATGTATAAGAACGTTATGACTGACAAAGGACTGGAACAGTTTCAAAAAGATTGGGAAGATGCAAACAAGTAGAAACACTCATTGACTTCTATTGTAAAGAAATATAAAGATACACTTAAGTCACTAAAGGGTCTTATGGACACCTGAATAACCGTCCACCACCTCCTTGACGGGGGTGGTTTTTTATTGTATAATAATCTCATACACATCAGACCCATGTCCTACGAAGCAACTGTTGAATTCAAATTTGATGCCACCTACACTCATGATTATAGTCGTGGGTTTGGTTCTACCATTGATGACGACTTCATTCCAGAAGAACACTTTGTAATCACTGCACCTGCTGCTGACCTCAGTGCCCGACAATACTTCAAACTATTTGAGAAGTTTATGTTGGCAGTTGGTATGACTCCTCATAACATTCGTGAGGGTGCTATGTCTTTGGTCTTGAATGAATGGGTCAATGATGCAGACCAACGTAAAATCTGTGAGGAGTATGAAGTCACAAGGAATGAAGACCTCCATGAAAAGTTTAAGGAATGGAAGGAACGTGATGAAGAGATTGAGTCCATTCGCAATTCGCAAATAACGAATGACATTGACTCTGCAAATGGTGTAGCATGTGTTGATGGAACTTTTAATGAGGTTTGACCTATGGGTATGATATTGACACTGGTAAAGAAGAAGTCATTCCTATGGATGAGGACTTTATGAACCGATTGCAAGACCTGGTAAAAGATGTGGAGTTAGACGATTAGTAATGGGGCAGCAAAGTCGGGTAGGGGTATTTGGCTTGCGTAAGTCCCCATTTTATTCTATAATATAAATAGTAATACCCCTACTAAAAGAACAATGTATTATACTTACGCATACCTGCGGGAAGATAAAACTCCTTATTACATTGGAAAAGGCAAAGGCGATAGAATTTATAAAAAAAGCAATAGGGAAATTAAACCACCAAAAGATAGGACAAGAGTAATTTTTCTAAAACAAAACCTCACTGAAGAAGAAGCATTTAAACATGAAAAATATATGATTGCCGTGTTTGGTAGGAAAGATTTAGGAAATGGTATTCTTCGCAACAGGACTGATGGTGGAGAAGGAAATAGTGGGTTGATTCATAGTCAAGAATCAAAAAGAAAAATAAGTGAAGCAGTAAAGGGAAAAAATCATCCTCTATATGGAATATCTCCTTCAAAAGAAACGAGGAAAAAAATGAGTAATTCTTTGAAGGGAAGAATAATCTTTCCAGAATGGAGAGAAAAAATGAGTAAATCTCATATTGGAAGACCAGGAACTTATGGATTTGATGGAAAGTTTCATAGTCAAGAAACTAAACAAAAATTGAGACAAATAAATCTTGGTAGAAAACATTCTGAAGAAACTAGAAGAAAAATAAGTGAATCGCATAAATGCTCAAATCATTATCAATATGGAAAACCTCTTTCAGAAGAAACAAAGAAGAAATTAAAAGAAATAAATATTGGAAAAAATAATCCAAATTATGGAAAACACTGGTGGAACAATGGACATATTTCCAAACTTAGTATAGAATGTCCTGGAAATGGTTGGATTCGTGGTAGAATTGCAAATAGATAGGAGGTAATTTTACTTTGGGAATGTTTGATTATCTGAGAAGTTCTTATGATTTAGGCGAGCAGTTTACCAATACTCGTCTTCACACAAAAGACATAGAAGAGCATGGAATAGGTGGCACAATGACTCAATACTGGTTGTCTCCTGATGGACAACTATATTGGATTGATTACTCTCATACTGCTGACTTTGTTGAATTCAAAGAAGGTGATGAAGGATACACTGAAAAGAATTCCTGGACAAACTTCCAGTGGATTCCAAACGGAACCCGTGGTAGAGTGAGACCAACGAACCTCACCAAATACATCACCGTGTATCCTGAAAGTTGGGATGGTGAGTGGGAACACTGGCCTGAGTGTCGTATCCATTTTAAAGGAGGTGTCCTACAAGATTATGAAAACTCTTATCTATGAGGAAGTAAAATGACTAAAGAAGAAAAACTCTTGAATTATATTCAAGATAATATTGATGATTGGACTAACGAAGCAATTTACGATTATAACCTGTATGGTGTGGTTGATTACGAAACTGCTAAAAAGTTAATTCTTTTTGGTGCTAGTACTATTGCTTATGAGAGGGACACTTGAAGAACTGGCACAGGGATGCTCCAAGTGTCCCTGTATTGACTTTTTTGAGGGTGTTGGGTTAGACTTGGGAAAATGTTTTGAACAGATTATCTACCACCGCACACTGAACTCTTTGCATTATACAAATGACTAACGAACAAATTGAAATGCTCCGCCTTCTTATTCAAGATGAGATTGAAATTGCTGGAGTTGGAGTTGAAGGTATGGAAGATGGTGTCTGGGACTTTATGGATAGTCAATTAGACAAACGATGGAAAGAGTTTCAGGAGAGTTTCAATGACTGAACACAAGATTGACTACAAGATTAAATACAAACCTCAATTCCCAGAACCTTCTAATTGGCAGTGTTATTTGTATGGAAACAGACCTGGAGGATGGGGATTGGTATACTGTCCAGAAAAAGGAAAAGTACCAAATCGTTTTGTGAGATTTATGATGAGAATTTGTTTTGATTGCTATTGGGTAAAGAAGGACAACAATGACTGAAAAAGAAGGACAACTTTACTTTGTTATATCTGAATGGTGGGATCAAGTTTTCACATCAGGAGATAGCAAAGACGTGAGCATCCGTACACTTGTAGAATACATTATGGAACTGGAGGATGAAGATGATGATTGATTATGACAAGTTTAAGCAAATGTTTCTTCAGGGTGCTGCTTTCAGTATTGGTATTGTAGGCATTGCAATCATCTGTATTGTTATGCTCTCTGGTGGTGAAGATGAAACACTCATGAAACCACATGCCGAAGTAGTTGACACCTACAAAGGATGTGATATAGTAAGATGGTCTACGAGTAAAATGGCTGAGTATAAGTATTTCCTCTACTGTGAGAAAAACAAATGACGTATTTTAAATACATCACAGATCATCTGCTTCGTGCTTGGGTTCAGTCCTGGACTTATAACTTCAGGATTTGGGCAGACCTAATGACCAATAACTATGAGACATATGCTAATCCTTATGGTGAAAGTCCAGAACGAGAATGTTATGAATGGTTCTGGGCATCTATCAATATGGATGAGACATACCCTAAAGAGTTCCTTGAATATCTTCAGCAGATGGTAGATGATATTGATAGTGGTAAAGTGAAGACATATCCTATGGATGATGTTCTTAAAATATGGACAGAAGATGCACAAAAGTATTATGACTGACAACTGGAAGAAATGGACTATCTGGACTTCCATTTATGTTTTTGATTATTGTGTGTTTTCTTGGAGAAATCACATGTGGCCACATCTTGATGGATACGCAGATGAAGGTATGATGAAAACACTTTTCTGGCATTACCTAAACTACGGCAATACTACAATCTACTATGAATGGGACAACTGATGACTGATTACGAACAAAAACTCTATGATGTGATTGCTGATTGGTGGGATGAAGTGTTTGTTGTCAATCCACCATCAGTAGATCGTGATGGTGAGTATATGGATAAGAACCCTACCATCATTGACCTTGTAAAATCTATCAGTGAGATAGATGATTGGGATAAACCAATCCCAGAAGGTGTTGATCCTTACAATTTAACTGGAAGAGATCCAACACGTTCTGTATGGAAGAATGGTAAACGCCCTTCCCCAGATTATTACGAAATATGGTATACAAAAGAACAATGACACACAACCTCCCAGATAAAGATGATGCTCCATGGTTGAATACAACTCTGGATGGATTCAATGAAGAACTTGCATTAAAATCTCTTGGAATTGATCGTGAAACTTTTGGACAGAAACCTTGGAATGAAGGTGATTTAGATTATGAAGCACCAAATGGTGATCACATCAAGAACTATCCTGATGTCACCCGTGTAGAGGTGATTGGTAGTGATGGACGTGAGTATGTTCGTTATGAATGTTCTAACGTTCAGGTGTCACTACAGGATGACGGACAAACAATCAAAGTATTTCTATTTTCTACCTATGACAATCCCTAATTTCAAATCCCGACATGATTGGGAAGCATTTACATCAATGTTTGATGCACGTTGGCATTGTAAGAAAGCATTGCTAGATCGTGTCAAAGATGATCTCTATCCCAAATATAGATGGGAAGAACTCAATGCAGGAACACTTGAAGTGATCAATGACATCACACAATCTCTGTTGTATGATGTAGAGCACACATTCAAAGAAGAGCATCCAGAGTATAAGACTGAGGATGATGAATGTTTTATCCCTCGTTCTTCATTCAAGGAGAATGTAACAGAAGCTCTTCTGGAAGCAAACCAGAAGTTCTGGAACTCTGCTAACGAATGCCCTCCATGTGACACTCTGCATGTAAAGAATGTGATAAAGCAAGAGTGAAGGCAAGACATCAAGCAAACCCAGAACGCACAAGAAATAATGATCTGAAAAGAAACTATGGTATAACTCTTGAAGAACATACAAAAATGTATGAAGAACAAAATGGACGATGTGCTATTTGTGGTAATGAAGGTAATGGTAAGTGGAAAAAGTTATGTGTAGACCATTGTCACACCACTGGTAAGATTAGAAAACTACTCTGCAACAACTGTAACACCGCACTGGGGCTGGTAGGAGACAATGTAGATACCCTTCAGAAGATGATTGAGTATCTTGCTGCTGCTGAGTCTACACCTGTAGCACTCGTAGCACCATCTGTAGGATGATATGCCTGATGGTAGTCTTCACCACTCCCTTGACGGGGGTGCTTTTTTATTGTATAATGACCACAGATAAAACTAACCAAGAATGTCATATGTCATATGAATACGGATCAAAAGAATTCTATGCAGAACAATTTGCTGATTTGATTGCAGATGTTCAACATGACTCGCCAGAATTTAGTGACAATCTAGTTGCTGGCTTCTTGCTTGCCCTTGATGACTGGCGTCAGTATCACGTCAAGCAAATTCTAGAACTAGACAGAGTTGAATTTAAACTCAATGACCAAAATAGTGACCACATGACAAACACCCCAGATGAAATTTAAAGCATTAGTATTCATCCGTCTACGATCACAGGTTGATGACTCTCCAGGTAATGCTGTGAGAGATGGTAGTAAGCGATTGTCTGAGCTGAATATCAAGAAACTTAGACTTGGTAAGGTAATTGATATTTGGTTGGAAGCACCGACCAGAGAGTATGCAGTGAAAGAAATTGAAATGCTTTCTGATCGTTTCTATGCCAACACAGTCATGGAAGATTGGGACTATGAATTGACTGAGATTGAAAGTTTCCCCAAAGGTATTGACAATGGATGATTTTAACGCACCAGGATCCAATAAGAGTTGGATGGACGATGGTTTCAAGAAGTATGCTGCTGAATGGCAACTCAATAATATTGAGAAACTATTAGATGCTAAGGTAGAACGCTGTCATGTATACAACAGCGACGACCGAGATGTAGTATACAATCAAATTACTATTACATACAAACAGGAGGACTAATGGAAGTAATTGTAGAAGGAAAGGTAAAAACAGTATATCAAGGTGACGATGCTGATCGTGTCATCATTGAGTATCACGATAAAGTGACTGCAGGGAACGGAGAGAAGGAAGATCATCCTTTAGGAAAAGGATCTCTCTGTTGCAGTATCTCATCTGTTATCTTTGAGAAACTTACTAAAGAAAATATTCCAACCCATTACATTGATATGGTTGGTGCTAATAAGATGATCTGTAAGAAGGTAGAGATTGTTCCACTAGAAGTTATTTGTAGGAATCGTGCTGCTGGATCTATTGTTCGTGAGACAACTCTCAAGGAAGGTTATCCTCTTCCTCATCCTATTGTAGAATTCTTCTTAAAAGATGATAGTAAGCATGACCCTTTACTTACACCAGATCGTGTGCGTTTGATGGGATATGATCCTGAACCTTTCATTGAGATGACACTAAGGATTAATGATTACCTTCGTCAGATGTTCTACATCATGGGTATTGATCTTGTAGATTTTAAAATTGAGTATGGATATACTGCTCATGGTGAGTTACTACTTGCCGATGAGATCAGTCCTGATAGTATGAGACTATGGAAGATTGGTAGTGACGAAAGATTTGATAAAGATCTATTCAGAAACGATGAAGGTGATATTGTCCCTGCCTATCGTGAGATCCTTGACCGACTACAACCCCTTGCAATTCAATGACTGAAGAACAACTTGACAAGATCCGTTTTAGATTTGGTGGAGACTGGTATGATACTTGGTGGTTAGCAATCAGTGAAAGGTTTGATTCATTAAACTCATTAGCATCGTGGGAACCAAGTTTCTTTGATCTCATCAATAAAGGATGGTTAGATATGTACTACATACCCCCAAAGAAACAAACTCAAGAAGAGTATATTAAATCCTTCCTTAACTCCAACCCATACTATAACGAGAAGTATTACGGATATGAAACATGAAACTAATTAAGTTCACCCGTGATTGTGATTTTGGACAAGATTGGTATGTCCAAGTATTATTCACCAAACGATGGGCACTTTTTCAAGCATCAGCACATTGGTATGAGTATCCTGTTTGGCCTTTTCTTCAAATCCAATCTGGTATGGGCAATCTAATTTCTATTTTGTTTAGTTTCTATAAGTTTGGATTCAATATTGGATTACTGGAACGCACTTGGAGATTTTAATAATGACCATCAAAGAAAAAAAGACCCTACTTAAGAAACTTGAAACTGCCTATAAAACTTGTTTTGATTGTGGACACAAGTATGGAGTTTATTCTGTAGGTTGTTCATCTGTTTATGAATCAAAGTGTGGTGTATGTGGTGAGACAAAACCTATTACAGAAACCCGAGACTTTGGTTTCTTCAGTAGTACAATACGCAAACTTAAAAAAGAGATTAATGAAACACGAAATCCCTGATATCATTAGAAAGAATTCTTTTGATTGCTTCAAGAGTTTGAATGAAGCAGAACGTGCTGTTGTTATGTTTGGTGAGGATGAGTATCGTAAGTCATTAGACCTTGATAATGATGATGCTCCCTGTTGGAAGATACCTAGTGGAGAGTCAACTACCTTTGTTGGTTGGAACCCTATGTGTATCCCAACGATGGATTACATAGTATGGAAACTACAAAACCGTGAGAAAATTATTAAAGGAGAAATTTACTGATGGACTATAAAACTTCTGGTGTTGACATCATTAAGGGACGATCTTTTGTAGATTATATCAAAGCACTGGCACCTAACATTGGTGGGTTCAATGGAATAATGGAAATCCCATCGGGATATGAGAAACCTGTACTTGTATCTGGTGCTGATGGTGTCGGAACTAAAATTAATATCTGTAGGATTGCTAATGATTACACCACTATTGGTCAGGATCTCGTTGCTATGTGCGTCAATGACGTTATATGTTCTGGTGCTAAACCATTATATTTTCTAGATTATATCTCTACCAAATCACTTGATGATAATGTCAGTGATATTGTGCGTGGAGTTGCCACTGGTTGTGCAATGGCTGGAATGGAATTACTAGGTGGAGAAACTGCCGAACATTTTAGAGCAAATGATTATGACCTTGCTGGTTTCTGCACTGGTATTGTAGAGAAGAACCAGATTATTGATGGTAGTGAAATGTGGCCGGGTGATGTAGTCATCGGTATTGAGAGTAGTGGTCTTCATAGTAATGGATACACACTGGTCAATGATATGCTGTGGCGAAATTATATTTACTATAAGGAGATGCCGGAACTGTTGGTGCCAACCACCATCTATGCCCGTCTCATTCAGCACCTGTTGGACGAAGTTCCTATCCTAGGAATGGCACATATTACTGGAGGAGGACTGCCTGAGAACCTCCCACGATGCCTTCCAGAGCATCTGACTGTCGATGTTGATTGGTCTGCTTGGGAACGACCGGAACTCTTTAACAAGATACAGGAGGCAGGAGAGATTGCCGAGGAGGAGATGCGTAATGTATTCAACTGCGGTATTGGATTCTGTTTAGTTGTACCACCAGGTGCAGTAGAATTGGTCCAGAATTTTATTGCCGATACTCCATTTGGTATGAGGTCTTGGGTCATTGGAGAAGTGGTGTCAGTATAATGACTGTCACATGGTTTGACAAATACTACTAAAACCTGTTATAGTTAAGGGAGTTCAAAGCCTCCCTTTTTTTATGGAATACTCTGAGTATATTGAGATTAAAACCAAAGTGGATGATGCCAAACAAGCACGAGTCCGTATTGGAGTCTCTTGGTTACTTCATATGTTCACTGTTCCACCTGTTGTTTCTGTTGTTTATTCGGTAAAAACAAACAACTGGATTCCTACTCTTGCAGCAACAGGTGTTGCATTGCTTGCAGCACCAATCTCACTGGTTGACTTTGGTCTGACACTTGCAGTTGCACCTCCTGTAACATCTGCGGTTCTTGTTCATACCAAGGCACAAGAAAAACGTCGTAAGTTGGGTATTTTTGGTCCTGAACAGGCAGACAAACTTGTATATGAGGCACTATGATGATCGAAAACCTAGAACCTGAAGATCGAGTACTAGATACTCCATCTGTTTACGAACAAGTTGCTTCTCTTGTCCAAAAGTACGGATGGGAAGTAGGTGACAATATTGTAGTTGAAATGGCAGGGACTCAAGTTTCTGGTATTGATGTGGGCGAAGTCTATAATAAGAAATGGCAATCACCTATTGGGACTCGTAAGTGTAATAAAGAAGCATTTATTGTTATTAAAAATCTTTCACGAGACCCATGGACACCTTCTCAACCTATGGATAGAGAACACAAACCTCAACACCCCTATGAGAAAAAAGACTAAGTTCCCATTCAATCATGTTGTTCTGGAAGATAGGAAAGAAGTATGGATTAAGAGAGGTTATCCTAGTTCTATGGGTGTTCCTGCTGCCATGAAACAATTCTATCCCGGATACACATCTCATTTGGCTAGAAATGAATTTATTGAAGAACTCAAAGTAAATCCAGAGGCACGAAACAAACTAGACATTTGATTATGACATACACAATTTATTCTAAGGATGGTTGTCCTTTCTGTACTAAAGTCCAACAGGTCCTACAACTTACAGAACAGAAACATGTAGTCCTTAAACTTGGTAGAGACTACACAAGAGAGGAGTTTTATTCTAAGTTTGGTAAGGGTTCTACATTTCCTCAAGTTATATTGAATGTTGAGGGCCCTG